CAATTGTTGCGCGGCTTTTAACCGCCCATGTCCAGCAATGATGCCATTTGCACCATCCAACAAAATGGGATTGGTAAAGCCAAATTCTTGTAGGCTTGCCACCAATTGCGCAATTTGCGTATCGCTGTGCGTGCGCGAGTTTTTGGCGTATGGGGTTAAATCGGCTGTTTTTTTGTATTTGATTGCAAGTTTTGTATTGTCTTGTTTCATGGTGTTATTTCAAGAATTTTAATTTGTAAACAGTTTGGTTTAACAATGTGGCAATGCTGTCAATTTCGTTTTGGATTTCGCTGTCCTGTGGCATTTGTTCGCGGTAATCGCGCACGTAATTGCGTAGGCTCACCATGTATGGCAATGCGCCAGCGTCACCGGTTCCAAACATGGACGGGTAAGGTTCAATAATGGTTTCGTATGCACCTTGGATTGATTCCACCAACCCATCAACCAATTCAGGTATTTCATCGTAATACGCCGCCAATGCAACGTGTTCGCTATACGATTTGCTTTTGAAATGCATCAAATGTGTAATTGTTGCTGAATGTAACAACGTGCTAACAAATGTGCCAATTGCCTTGTTATCCATTTCTGCTTCCTTAAAACCCGATGCGTGCGCCGCTTGACCCACTTGTATAGCCTTTTGCTTGGTGTCAAAAGGTCCTTTGCTACCCCAATACCATCCGTCCGGTTGTTTGCTAATTGGCATAAATTTACCTTTTTTGATATTGTCTGCGCTTGCAAGATTTCATGCAACCACAATTTGGTTCAACTTTCCAATTGGGTACATCGCCCCATTTTCTCAGCATATTAGCCAACGTTTCCCGCATTAATTTACACGGCTCGTCCAACAACAAACGCTGTCGGCAATCAAAACATGTAAACGCATAACCGCCATGATGTTGCTTTGTTTGTGCATAAGCGCAATCCCTACATATTTTGGCGATTGGTTCTGTTGTCATACGATTGTATGAACAATTGGCAATTTCTGTTGGTGATACGTGTACAGCCAAACTGTTTTACGTCCACGCGCTTGTTCATTTTTAATTGGTTCGCGTGTTACGTAACGTTGACGCATTAAATAACACAATGACATTGAAATTTGACTGGATTTCAATTCTGGCAACGCATGGCGTATGTCCGTTAATGTCAACGCATTGTCCGCTGATTTAAAAATGCTACGCACTTTGGATGCCGCGTTTGCCATAAAAAACCCCCATGTATTAGATGAGGGTATGATAACAAATATCTAATATCTGTCAAGACGTTAATACAGCAACAGCACGATTTTTTATTGTGTCGCCATTGCCAAACCATGCGTTGTTTAAGCGTGCGTCATCTGTACGCGATGGGTGGTGGTGGTCAAAATATTCGGTTACGGAATTAAGCAACGCCCATTTGCTGTCACCAACCAATTCCGCGCCTTTGGCTTCGCCGTTAAACAATGCCAAAATTTTGTTATACGGACGATTTTTCTCCAAATTTAAACGTGGGTCGTTTAATTGGTCGGCAGTAAACAATATGCGTTTAACGAAATTATCGGCTTGTGCGGCTGTAATACGTTGACGTTCCAAATGTTTAGCCATTTCCATAAATGCATCAAACGATGATACGGCAACGCCTAATTTGGACTTCATTAACTCATGGTCAAACTTGCGTGCATGCGTAAAGGACACGCTATGTGCGCTGTCTTGCAATGATAAAGACAATGTGTTGTTACACACTACACGAACGCTTGTAAACCGCGCTGTGGTTGCCAGTGATTTATCTGCCGATGTGGACAACAATAAGAAACCGCCAATGCCATCGCCTTGGGCAACTTCCCCAAATTTGCCAGTTTCTGCCAATGCCCACAAACGCTTGCCACCAAACAATGTGCCGGCTGTATGCAAACGGAAACCCGATTGTTCAACCAAATCACGGAAAAATTCCAATACCTCTGCGGGTTGGACGACCTGATAACGGTCGGACACAATTGACAATGGTTCGTTATTGTCACTGCGATACAAAACGTTTTGCTTGGGTACGCGATGGACTTCGCCATACGTGCCTTCGGGAATAAAACGTGCGGGTGCAGATTTAATATCCCAATCCATGCCAGCGGCTACGCGCCATTGTTCAATGCTTGCGTTTTGGTCAAGTTCCTGACCCAAGCCATGCCATGGGGTTTCGCCAACAAAAGCCATTTCGGTGTAGCCATTTGCGCGGATAGTAAGTTCGTGTGCCATGATTAAATTCCTTTTAAATGATTAACGATTGATAAACATACATTGATTGGGGTGGCTAACGCCTTTGGAGTCGATGTAATTTTCACCACATCCGGACATGTATTCCACAAGGAACATTGCGCCACCCAATACAAACGCCAAACCAACCAACGCTTGTAATACCCATGTGGCAAGTTGTTTAATAAATTTCATGATTGCTTCCCTTTTAAATGATTGAAAAATGGGGGGCTTGCACCCCCGTTGCTTTTACGCAATAACGTTGAAATGGAAATGAATGCCGTAATGCAAAGCGCTGATGCCGAGGAACACAGGGAAAAAACGTCCATCGGTGTGTTGCATAACCATGTAACGCAATTCGCCCAATTCTTTAACTTCGCAAGCAGGGTTAATTTTCTTAGCAACTGCGGCGTGTGCATTGGCGGCAGTTTTGTAAGTTTTGTTTGGTGTAATTTCTACGTGTGTCATAATTGCTTCCTTTAAGATGTTTAATGTATGACGTTGTGCCATGTATAGTATTATAGGCAAAAATCCATGTTTCCGGCATGTTCCTAAAATATTTTGCATTTCTGCAAAAATACAACGAACTTTTTTAAAACTGGTAATGCGGGTGCGCATTGGGGGTACATGACGTTTTACGGGGAAAAAAAGGGGAACACCTTGCGATGTCCCCCAAATGGCAACTACGCCTCATTCTAATCAGAACGGGATTTCGCTGTCCTCAAATTCTTCCACAGGCGCGGCTTTTGGCTTGCTTTCGGTTTCGCCTTTGCTGGACAACATTTCCATTTTTTCACCAATAATTTTGGTGGTGTAACGGTCAACCCCATCCTTGGAATATTTCTCGGTTTTCATTTTGCCCTCAATGTAAACCTTTGAACCTTTTTTCAAATATTCCCCAGCAATTTCAGCCAACTTGCCAAACAATGCTACGTTGACCCATTCGGTAACTTCTTTAGCCTCACCGGATTTGTCTTTGTACTTTTCGCTAATTGCAATGCTGAAATTGCAAACCGCTTTTCCATCGGGCATAAAGCGCATTTCGGGTTCTTTGCCCAAATTGCCAATGCCAATAAATTTATTAACAGCCATGTTTAACCTTCCAATTTAATGATTAACTGATTGATTTCACCCAAAAACTGTATCGTTTCGGCTTCCATCTCTTTAATGAGATTTTCATCTCGGTCTGCACGCACAATCAATAAACGATTACGCTTGGGCAGTCGTGGGTCATAGGAAACAAAGTCACACCATTGGCGACCCGTTACCCACAATTGACATTGGATTTGTTTGTAATATTCCGGCGGGATTCTGTTTTCAAACAAATATCCGAGGTGCGTTGTCGTATTGGGGCACTTCACTTCGATAAGGCCTTCGTTGCCAACAAGGCGGTCGGGTGACACGCCAAGCCATGCAATTGTCGGATGCAACCAAAAGCCTGTACGTTCAACAAAAACGTTTTGCGCCGCTTCGTATTCAATGCAAGCAAACTGTTCTTGTTCAATGCCCCATTCCATAGCCGCGTTTGTGTAGGATTCCGCGCTTGTGTTTGTTAAACGTTCTGCAACCAATTTAACTTTGTATTTGTAACGCCCAACGGCTTCAGCATTGCCTTTGCCTTTGGACATAACGTCTGCCATGTTGCTGGCTGTAACGTGACCCAAACGCGCTTGTTTCCACGCGTCCGAGCCTTGTTCAATGTTTATGTACGGCTGATTATTCATGTGTGTTACCCAATTGTTCTTTGCGTGCATCTTTAGCCGCTTCCAATTGGCGCATTGCGTCTTGGTTGCCTTTAACTGTTTTAACAGTTGCAATGTAAACCTCGCGCAATTCTTCCAACGTTTGCGTAATGGAAATTGCTTCCAACATTGTTGCCAAATCGATGGGTTCTTCCTCAACATGCGGCAAATCTTCACCGGCATACACATATAGCCCAATTCCAAACGTTGCAATGCATTTTGCTAAACAGCGCATCATGGCATCGGAAATTTTGCGGGAATCGGGATTTTTAACCGCATTGTTTTTGTTGTCCATAACAGGCAAATGCATGTACATGGACTTGCCCATGGCGTTAACAGTGCATGACACCATTACGGTTTCACCAAAATAAGTTGGTTCGTGAAACCCCCAATGCGCGGTCGGGTCTTCTTGCAAAAGGTAATCCACCGCCCATGCCCATGACAAATATGACAAATTGCCTTTTTTCTCAATGTGTTCGTTAACATTGATTTTGCGTAATTCAATAAATGTTTTCATGATTTCTCCATGTCTTGTTTTGCTAATTGTTTTGCTTTGTCTTCACAATAATCGTGAACCATGTCACAAATGATTGTTCCAATCTCCAATGCACCCATGTGGCCTTTTGCAACGGCTTCTGATAATCGGGTTTTGTACGGCTCAAGGTTTACGTCAAATAACGCATCCAAGAACATTTCGTAATTTTGGGGATTCCAATCAGTTTGCAAATGCCGTTCTGTGCGCATTTCGAATTCGTGCATGAACTCGTCTGATTCGTGTTTGCGGCTGTCTAGCCATTGGTCATAAACTCTACTCATACTTACTCCATTGTTGAACACAGCGCGATGTTGCGCTGAATGTATTATACACATACAATTGCCATATATGACAACAGAAAAATTAAATTTAATTGTGCCTTTCCCGCCAAGCGTTAACACGTATTGGGGTTTTAAAGGGTCAAGACGGTTTTTGACTGCACGCGCAAAATCGTTTAAAACGCTTGTAAATGCAGAGTTTCTTCGCAGTGGTCATGAGGGTTTTGCAAATGAAAGATTACAAATTACCATTGCGCTGTACCCGCCCGACAAACGCATACGCGATATAGACAACGTTGTTAAATCAACATTGGACGCATTGTGCCAATCAGGTGTGTTCAATGATGATGGGCAAATAGACGTTTTGCACGTTACGCGGGAAAATGTAATTAAATGGGGGGCGGCTAAAATAATTTTAGAACCCATGCCACCATCATACATTACGTGATATAGTTTTTGAAACACCGGCTAGGTACGAAGTCATGAGCGTATCGAAAAGAGTTCCTCCCTCTCCTGCCGATTGTTTCTTTTAGGGAATGGTTTAAAAGGCGAGTGTTATGCACTATTACCAATTTAATATTGCCGACTATCGGTCAGCAACAACGCATCTTTCAAATGAGGAAGATTTGGCATATCGACGTTTGCTTGATATGTATTATGACACTGAGCAAAAAATCCCACTGGATACCCAATGGGTTTCTAGACGCTTACGAATTGAAACCCATGTGGTTGCCAACGTGTTAAACGACATGTTTGAATGCCATGATGATGGTTATTTTCACCCGCGTTGCGATGTTGTTATTAAGCAATTTAAAGATAAGGCAAACGAAAGAAGTGAAAGTTCTGAATTGATTTACAATAAATTATTAGAACTTATTGCTGGAGATTCTTATTTACCTATCAAAAGAATGAAGGCTAAACAAGACCAAGACGATAAAACAAATCCTTTAACAATAGCGTTAATAGTACCCATTAAACTTCTACCAACTTGTGTTATAGTATTTTTTGAAGCAAACCTTTTAACATTCTTAATCTTTTTAGCAATTCTAATAGCTTCTTGTTTAGCATCTAATCTAATGGCTAAGTTTAAAGCACCTCCAAAGTTATTGTTTATACCAATGTTAGATATAGCAAATAAGTATTGTCTTAACTCCTCTAAAGATAGGTTATCTAAATCAATCTTTAATAAGCTGTTTAATGTTTGTTTTTCCCTTAATGATAGTGTATCTACATCTATGTTAGATGGAATGATTTTAGCGTTGTTAATAGCCTCTTTTAACGCTTGTTTCTTTTGTTCTAACTTATCTTGTGTTGTTTCGTCTAAGTCGTTTT